GAAGCATTATCTTTAAATCCATCGTACTTTGCTATGCCAGCCCCTTGTCCAAGTAATAAAGTGCCGTCACGAAGCCTACAGAAAGCCTGAGGGGTAATTGTATTCCAACGTGTCACCCTTGCTGATCCATCTTCTAGTGGACTACGCATATCAAAACAATAAGTAATACCATTTGTTTCAAGCTGTAATAAATAGAATGCTTCTTCTGGAGAGTAGACAGAATATATACGCCCTGTCTCTGTAGCAATTAACGACATCATTTCTGTTCGCACATTTTTAGAGATGTCACGCATAGGCATAGACTTTTCTTGAATAGTTCTTGCAAAGCTTCTTAAACCATCGTCAGACAAAAAGATAATATCTTTACCTGTTACTTGAATAGAGTCTCTGGCAATACAACCAATACCGTCTACAGTGTCTTCAAGCTTCATTGTTGCAGGATCGTTAGCACCGGAGTATACAAGAATCTGTGTTTTACCAAAGATAATTAAAAAGTTATTATGGATGGCTATAGCTGTAATTTCATCAGCACCGTTAGGCCACACTTTAGATATGTCTATAGATCCAGACGAGCCTGTGTTCCACTTGACACCAGTAAGGAGATCGCTCCAAAAGACGGTGGTATTGTCGGAGTCCGTTTGGGCAACCCAGAGTCTACCAAAGCCAGACTGCACAATATCGCCAGCAGGAACAGTTCCGCTGTAATCTGTGTGAGCAGAAATTTCATCTGCCTTATCATTAGGATTTGCACCAATATAGTATAAAGGTGCGGCTCCTTTTCTGAATAAATAAAAGACTCCGTTAAGTGTTGCTGTGGAAAAGTTACCATCACCTACGGTATAGCTTGAAGGCGTAATATCAACTAAAGATGAAGTTCCCCTATAGATTTTAGTTGCGGAAGCACTGATAACTTCTGTAGTTCCACCGGCTTTAATAAATTCACTAACGTGTACTAGGTTGTCTCCTCCAGAGCTAGTAATGTAAGACCAACCCTTACGAGCACCAATACGTCCAAACTGGTCAATAACACAGTTATCAGCGATTAGTGCAAACTGTTCTGACAGAGACGTAGGAGAGTCTTGAGTGTTTAACCCAAAGAAACCCGGAGCTTGAATTGCTACACTTTTTAACTCTTTTGCCATTAGTTAACATTCCAAGTAATTTCTTCTGGACGTAAGTTGGCATCTAAAGCAACAGCATTTGTTAGATCTGCTTGTGCCAATGCAACTTGTTCCCCTGCTGATTGACCACCTGTCTCACCTCGCTCACGCAAAGCATAAGCAAATGCAAACTGTTCAATAACAGAAGACGGTAAATTAGTAGTAGCAGTATCAGTTGTAAGCACTGTATCTCGCTTAACACCGTAGACACTTAAAGTAACAACAGAATTAGGCGTTTGGTGCAATCGCATTTGTACATCATTATTTGAATCAACACCTTCTAAAGCATAGTATTGAATTGTACCTTGAGCATTGTTTGTACCTAGAGCCAACTCTCTTATTCTTTGTAAGGTAGCTTGGGGAACTATAGTATTGCTAGTTTCATTATGAACGTACAGCACTTCTGAACGAGTGCCAAAGTCTGTTAAACGATATAAGTTTGTACCTACAACTGTATCAATAGAAAGAGTAGTTCTTAATACTGACCAATCCCAAGCAGACTCAACATGCCTTATTGCATCATTAACAAAAATACCAATTAGTTCTGAGTAATCTGTATCAGCCACTGTAGCAACTGTGCTTTCTCGTAGTCGTCTTAATGTATTATTTACTAATTGTAGATATGTCATCTGTATCTCAATGTATTGTTAAAAGAATGTTAAACTTTCCCTTGTAAAATTTGTAATGCTAATGAAGGCTCATTGTAAGAAAAATCAGTATTAACTGGCAACCCTTGGACATAACCCATATTAGGAGCTACGCCAGCTATTAATTCTTGTTGGGATACTGCACCGCCTTGGTTAAAATCTGGTAACTCAATACCATCAATTAAAGAGTTGATTTTTCCACCTACGTCAGCAACAAAAGATTCACTTGCATCTTTAAAAGGTTCAGCGGCATTTGCAACAAAATTACCTCCCTCAGTTACAGCATCTTTAACAGGCTTAACAGCATTAGCAAGAGCGTCTCCAAAAGCAATCAATTCTTCTTCAGTGCTATCTGGAAATAATTTTGAAAGACTTGCAGATACTCTTTTAGTTAACCCGTTAGTAATATCATCAATGGTTGCAAACAAGTCTTGTACAGGTTGTGGAAGAGTTTTTAATATTGATGCTCCTGCTCCTGATCCCATTAAATCACTTGCTCCAGTAACTGCCGCTACAGCTTGCATTGGAGTTAGTTTATCTCCAGAATTAAGAGTAGCACTGGCATTTAACACTGCACCAGCCGCTGGATTCCAAAATGAAACAGCCGCTTGCACATATGGATTTTCTGTTATGTCTTTTAGAGTATCGCCAACTTTATCTAAAAATGTTTTTTGATATTTCCCCGGCTCTCCTATTCCAAAAGGATCAGCAAATTTCTTTTGAAACATTTCATGCGCAGAATTTTCTGGATAGTTTTTTTGAAAATAACTCCATGCTTCATCTGATGTGCCGTTAAAAGCTTTTTGTAATTGTTCTGCTCTTTTTGTATCTTTAAGTAAAACAGCATTATTGTAATCGCTTTTCATTATAGCTCTGCCGACAGCCCTTACTCCATAACTTGCCGCATCGCCAGCATTAGTATTGTTAGTACCACTGTTAAAACCTTGTTCAGCAATTTGTTCTACAACAGGTCTTAGTTTTGTTAAATCAGTTCCAGAAGCATTAAAATTTAAATATAAATCAGATAATACTTTTTCATCCCCATTTGCGGAGGCTGTTATTTGTTCATCGCTAAAAGCGTTTGGTTCATATAAATCAAAAGAACGCTCGCCTGTTAGAAGTTCTGAAGACTTTCCTAGCATACCAGCAGTAGGTTGTAAGCTGGTTGTATTTGTAGTACCGCCTACAGTAATTGCTTGAGGATTGACATCTTTTTGTAGCTTTCCCATTATACCAGCAGTGTTCATTCCAACAAGGTCTTTAGTTGCTGGGCTAACGTAGTTGAAACTACCATCTGGAGTTTTAGGTGGAGTTACGTCTTGTTGCAGTAGTGCTTGTATTTGTTCTTTAGACTTTCCTTTAAACCTCTCAGGAACAGTAGTAGGTCTTAACATTCCTAATGGTTGTGCTTGCGGAGGTGTTGGTGGTTGAGGTGGTGTTTGCGTAAGCATTCCCGGTTGCTGGGGAAAATTAATTCCTTTACTTATAAGCTCATTAACGTCACCTTGTGTTAAATTATAGGATTGACGTAAAGCTTGTTCGGATAAATACTGAGGATTTTTTCTAATTGCATTATTAATTGCATCTGTGCTACCCGCAGAATAAGCAGCTTGCCCTATAACTTTCTGAAGATCTGCACCAGTTAAACCACCTAGTTGTTGATTATTTGTAGCGTCTCTATTACCCGCTGTAGTTATCATTGGGTTAACGTAAGCGTTAACTAATTGTTCATTAAGCATCCCACCTTGTGATTCTATAAAGGCACGATCTTGATTAACTTTTGCTTGTGCTTCCTTTTGAGACAACCCTGCTAAAGTTCTTGCGTAATTATCATATTGTTCTGGTGTGTAGTTAACTGCCATTTATATCACCATTTCTTACAAGACCAGTATCTTGCACTTAATTTACTAGGAGGACTTGTGTCGCACTTGTGGCGAGCACGAAAACTTTTACGTCTTGCTGGTTGATCTTTTTTAATTGTCATGTTAGGATCACCAAAGCGAACTAGTTTTACTTGCTCACCTTGTTTTGCTAATACCGCAAACTTTTTATTTTTACCCGGAGTTCGTTTTGGTTTATTATAACCACTGAACTTTTCACCCCGATAATCAATTGCCATTTAGCCTCCTTGTATCACATCATTAAACTCAACAATTGACACAATCATAGTCATGTTCTGTGTTGATGTGCCTGTGATTGTTGCACCAGCCGGTAAGATAATAAAGTCACCTTCTCTACCACCAAGGTGTAGTATATCTTTAGAACTTATTGTATGCCCTACTAAAAAGTTTAGGCTGTTAATTAACATTGTTACAGTTCCGCTAGAACCTGAGGTATTGGTTATGTAAGCAGAGCGATACTCAGCTTTCTTTCCAGCAGGAACTGTGTACAATGTAGTTGTCCCAGAACTAGTAATGTTAGAGCCAAAAGACTTTTTAATCATTTACGTCTAGTCCTAGCGGCTTTTTTAAAGTTAGAAGCTGTAGGTGCTCCTTTAGCCCCAACCTTCCGCATTTTTTCATTACTGCCTTGTTTAATACGTTTACGTTTAGCGTGTATGTTAGCGTATAAACCTTTTGACATTATTTTTTCTTCTTGTTTAAATTAATGTTAATGCGACTTTTGCTTCTCGGCATAGCAAATCCAAATTTTTTATTTGCTTCATCTTTTTGTGACTGTGCTTTACTACGAGGAATATTTTTAGGTTTACTATCTTTTATACGTTGTGCTTTGGTGCGAGAGTCTATATTTTTAGCAACAGGTTTTTTAGCCATTGGAACAGCTTTACCGGGAGAGCCTTGAGAGGTTTTAGCGGGTTTAGCAGGTTTACCTTTAGCATTTAAGTAAGCACGTAATGTTTTGTGCCCTGACTTCTTTAAATCTTCAGCAGTTACTGCCGCTTTTTCACCGCCATTTTTATCTCTATAGGTAGCCTTCCCTTGTCGTTTTGCTTCAGCTATACTACGAGGTGCATTATCTATTGTACTATTAGCTTTATCTCTTGCGTTTATAGCTTTTAAAGCTTTATGTGCTTTATTTTTTGCTATTGTTTTTCGATCTTCCTGCATTACTTCATTGCCTTCTTTTGTGCTGTCTTAGATAGATTTTTAAAATGAACTAAGTTTTGACTAGCACTTGTATGGGTTTT